TATTTTAAGTAATATTATTAATTTAATATATACTTTAGTTATATATAATATATAAATATATTCAGTATATATATTATATATTTTAGAAGGCTCATTTTTGACCCCTGTAAACAAAAAAGCAGGGTAGCTCTGCACTACCCCGCATTATTTTTATATTATTTTTTAACTGTCCAATTTCCATCCAGGACAGGACTGGATTTATTAATTAAATCATCTGCCCCTCTGCCCCACACATACACTTCTGCTAAAACTTTTCCTGCTATTGTCTGAACTTCTACCGTCCTTCTAATATATAACCCCGTATCAGTTAAAGGATTATACCCCTCCAACATATCTATTGCCGACAATTCTTCTTCTGTTACTTTATATAATTCCCCATATACCACCCCATTCCCTTCTACAATTGCAGGAAACTTACCTAATGAATACATATCATAACCATCAATAACCCCTGTTCCAATATATTCTACATCTTCTAAATAAATATTATGATTATAAAATCCTTTTTTTAGAGAACCGTACACAAATATAATTCTATCTTTATTAATATTACTTACATTTTCTTTTATTTTAGAAATAAATTCTTTATATTCTTCCCTTTTAAATATATCCCATATCTCCCCTACTTCTGCATTAGTCATTTCCCCATATCCCTTTAAAATATGGTATAAATAATTAAAATTCGGTATTCCATATTCCCTCTCTACCTCCTCATAAACTGGAATATATGTCGCCTTTTTTTTAAAAATGCCCTTGTATCTATCCTTATTTATATCAAATGGAACAAAATGTTCTTTCCTATAAGTCTGTTCCATTATATAAGTTTCACACTCTATCATACCTGCCCCCTCAATGTCTATATTTACCTTTATCCTTTTATAAACTATAGGATGCCCCTCACAACTGTCTAAAATCCTTCTCTCGGCGTCTGCTATATGGTATAATATCCCTTTTACACTATCTTCCTGACTTTCAATAATATTCGCCACTATCCTCCCACTGTCATTATTCTGAAATCCCAACTTATAACCCCTTAACACTCCCTCTGCAATTTTTTGTGCTGAAGGACATCTACCCTTTAGCCTTTCCACGTTTAAATTACTTCCATAAGCAAAATATAACATTCCCAATTCCCCCTTTTGTTTAACTATTGTTTTACACTTATAGAATATCATTTATTGGTAATATTTGTCAATAAAAAAAGCCCATTTAAGGGCTAAATTTTTTTATCTATTATTCTACCTAAAATTATTAATACTGTAAACCATACCCCCATAGCAATAATTTCATCTATTGGACTACCAAATATTACTAAATATCGCACTATATCATCCAACGCTTTAAAAGCCTTAATCACATCAATTTCCCCTTTCTATTTAAGGAAGGTCGGGACTATTCCCTAACCTTCCTATCTATAATCTCTAAAATATTATTAAATTCTTCCTTATTCTCTTTCAGATACTTAATTAAATCCCCCTGTCCTTGAAACTTCTCTAAAATCTCCCCTGTTTCTAAATCCATTATTCTGTACCAGCTACCTGCTTGAACAATAATGTTATAATAAATAGCTAAATCAATAGTATCCTTTATAACATCTATCCCTTTATCATAGATTAGCGTAAAACTGCTTAAATGTCTATCATTCTGTGTAACTTTATTTTTCATTAAATTCATCTGAATAATATGTCCCACTGGATTTTCATAACTGCTGGACTTTTCATTATAATTTTCATCTAATAAACTACCCTTCCGCAAAAAAATCCTTTGCACATAACTATGCTTTAACATCCTACCCCCTGGGGTATTATAGGCGGTATATAAAACCCCTATCTTGTCCCTAATCTGATTAATCATTATTAACGTGCTATCATACTTCGCTAAATTCGGTATTATCTTACTTGAAAATGCCGTCATTACTGCACTATTGCCCGCATACGTTTTATCTGCCAGTCCCCCTTTTATCGCCTGTTCACTCATTAAAAAGGGGATACTATCAATAACCCCAAAACCTACCTCGCCCGACCTAAATAAATCCAATATCATATCTAATAACGTTTCTGCACTTTCTTCATCAGGCTTTATCAATATTACCTTTTCCCAATTTACGCCTAATAGCGTGCCATGTTCTCTATCTAAAGTATTTTCTGCGTCTAAATACACAGCAGGTCTATCATCTAACTTTTGATAATTCGCTAATACATCTAAAGCTAAAGTTGTTTTTCCTGCCCCTTCCCCTCCGTAAAATTCAGACATCTTACCTTTAGCTATCCCGCCCCTTGTTAGCCAATTAGCTTTAGGTGAGGTGAAGGGTATCATTTCCCGCTGTTTAATATCCGTACCCCTCATTACTATATCCTTCTTGTATTTCTTATTAATTGATTGGATTAACTTGTCTATATCAGCCAATCAATTCCCCCTCCTTCTCTATTTACTTAATTCTTTCCTAAACACTTCCAATTCCATCATTCGCTTAGTATAAACTTTCTTTAAGGCGGAATAGATTTTATCTGCCTGCTCAAGTTTAAACTTTAATTGCTCATAAGCCCTTTTAAATATTTCTTCCATCATACTTTCATTAACCGTGTACTGTTCTGCTTTAGCCTTTTTATCTTGAATTGTACCTTTTGCGTGCATAATTACCTCATTATATAACTTCCGCCTTTTAGCACTTGCCAAATCACTCTGTCCACCTAAATAAGCTAATTCTCTACCTGCAAAATACATCTGATTAGCAATTTCAATTATCTGTAATTCCAACACATCATTAGGATATTCGTCAATCTCCTTATTTTTTACTGTATGCACTATCTCATTTATATGATTAATTAACTCATCTAAATCCCTGGAGTAATAATCCACAATTTTATCAATAAGCTCTTTAATCGGCTCTCCTTCTTCTCTTATTTCTTCAAGTAACCTATTTAATATTTCCCCCCTATCATTCACCTGATAACACCCCCAATAATTCTGATACATTATACCTATATCGGCTGATTTTCTTTGTCTGCTTTACCAATAATCCCTTTTCCTTACACCAATCTAAAGGAAAACTCTTTCTGTCCGCTGTCCTGATATAATCAATTACATCATGGACATTAATATAATAGGTCTGTTCAACTTCCCTAAAATTAAATAAAAAGCCTGCCCTTACCCCCTTCTTTTTACTGGCAACTTCCAGCATTTTCAATTGCTTTCCATTAAGTCTGCTGAACGGGATACTCCTACCTTTCACACTTTTTAATTCCAGTAAAAATAAATTTGGGAACGCATACATTATAAAATCAGCAATATTAACCACCTCACTGTAGAAAGTATCATTTATCCGTTCAATGAAAACATTATCTGGAACAGAATTTTTCCAATCTTCTTCAAACTTCTTTCCCTCATTCTTTGCCACACTAAACCCCCTTTTTAAATATTCTCAATAAATATAATCAGATTTACCTTAATTAATTAAGTAATAAAGAAAAAAAGAGGGTTTTTACTCCCTCGGTTTATATTCCCCTCTTTCTACTTTTTCGCATAGAGTTTTATAGTTGCAATAAGTACAATTTTTTCCTGCTGTGTTCTTTTCAGGTGGAATTCTATCCTTTACCATCTGTTCTACCTGTTCCACCTTATTTTTTAATATATTTATATCTTGTGGATTAACTTTCATTAATTCAATATGGTGTTGACAAAAATTTCTATCCTCATAGATAAATAACACATAATCCACATTCAACGCATATCCATAACAACTTGCCTGAATTCTATGTTCCCTGGGAATAGCCCCCTGTTTAATTTTATTAAAGGTGTAAATATTAGTAGTTTTAATTTCCGCTATTACTTCCTTACCCATAAACCTAAATGCCCCATCAGCCTGAAAACTAATAAATAAATCCTCGTTCCTACATTTTGCCTCAAGTCTTTCCTCATCATAACCTATAAATTCGGTTTTTCTTCCAGCGTGTCTTGCGTCTTGTACTAATTCTTCAATATCTAAAATCTGCATTTCTGGGTCTAATTCCACCATTTTCTGAAATACTTTTTGCAATCTCCTATGGGTATCTGTTCCGCTATCCATCATTCTTATCCCTTGATAAGTCCATTCATCCTCTATATCTGGCTCATCTTGTTCCTCCCCTAATCGCTGAAAAAACATCATCCTTTCGCAACCCCAAATACTTGAAGGTTTATAATAATTAGAAGGAGTATATCCTTCCCTTTCCTTCTTATTTACTGCTAAAATACCCTCATAAAATCGCTTTAAAAATGTATCTTCAAAACTCCGCTCATTATCAGCCTCTTGCTGTAATTTATTAATTAAACTTGATAATGTCATTAAACTTCATCCTCCTTAATGTACTCTTTTGTTAAATCCTCGCCGTACCAAAATTTAGTTAATTCAGTATCTACCTTCATAGGCATACCTGTTATTTCTGTTCCTGTTTCCTTCATTATCTTGACTATAATATCCCTAACCTCCCTTGCGTTCTCCTCTGGTAATTCTATAATAACTTCATCATGGATAGTCATTAGTAAATGGGCGTCTAACTCCTTTAATCTCTCATTCTGCCCTATTCTTACCATTGCCATTTTCATAATATCCCCAGCAGTCCCTTGAATAACCGAATTAACACATTGTCGGGACGCATTTATATAACGCCAATCATCCTTATCCCTTTTCATATCAGGCAAGCGTCTTTTCCTACCTAAAATTGTATTTACATATCCATAAACCTCTGCCTGATGAATAATCCGTTCCCTGGTCAATTTAATCTTCGGGAAATTGTGGAAGAAGTTGTCCATCAATTCTTCTGCCCATTGCACACTTTCCCCGAACTGTTCAGCAATTGACTTCGCCCCTCTATCATACATCAATCCCAATAAAACGCTTTTAGTGTTATCCCTTCTCCTCTTTCCTTCTGGCTGTACTTCTCCTGTTTCAGGATTAAATTCCAGACACTCATTATAAGGAACTTGATAAATCCTGCTTGCCATCATAGAATATAAATCTTGTCCTTTCTCATAAGCCTCCCGCATATCTATATCCCCTGAAATACTTGCTAATACACGTGGCTCAATTTGAGAATAATCAGCACTTAATAATAAATAACCTTCCCTTGCTTTAAACATTCTTCTAATCCTTTTACCATCCTCACTTCTGGCGGGAATGTTTTGTAAATTCAACCTATAAACAGGATGTGAACTACTAAACCTTCCTGTTACTGTTCCCGTCTGATTAAAATTGGAATGAACTGCCCCTGTCTTTTCTTCTACTACCCTCGGAATTTTATCTACATAAGTATTAAACAATTTATTTAATTCCCTATATTCCAGCAATTTATCTATAAACTGCTCTGCCTCTTTATTTTTGCTTTTTAGTTTTAATAAAATTCCTTCACCTGTTCCCCGCGGATTTTTCTTGTCCACTGGGGTTAACTTTAAAACATCATATAAGAATATAGTTAACTGTTTAGGAGAATTGTAATTTAATTTCCCACCTTCTGTCAGCCTTGATAACTCCTTATTCCTCATTATTAAATCCTTTACAGGCATAACAAGCTCATCTAATTCCCTTTCTGTCCGCTCTATTCTCTCCTTAAACTCCTCAAATAATGCCTTTGAATAATCTTCCCTTATCTCTATACCCCTCAATTCCATATTGATTAATATAGGTACTAACATCATTTCAATATTAAAAAATATTTTTGCAATCTTCCTCATATCTTCCCGTTTACCATTTAAATCAATATACTGTTTCTGGAACTCATATAACTTATAATTTTTATATACATCATTAGCCCCATATATTGTAGCAACTTCTAAAGGAATGTAATTAAATGGCGTACTGTCCCCAAAATAATCACCATAATCCTTTCCAGCGTCCTTATCCCGCTTTATGTACTTGGCATACAACTGCTTTAATCCATGGCTTTCATTTTCATTCAATAAATGCCCTGCTATTTGTGTATCCCAATAAATATTTCCTATATCATAACCCCAATGCCATTTAATGAACTTTGCATCAAACTTTATATTGTGTCCAATACATTTTAATTCTGAATTAGTAATAATCATCATCAACAAATCCCTTACTACTTGCTCATTTAATTGCCCCTCTAATCTCTTATTATCAACATTTGTATGATTTACTGGGATATAAATAGGATTTTCATTAGGTGTATATAAACACACACCCACAATTATATCATCAAATAAAGATAAACCAGTAGTTTCCAAATCTAACACATATTTCCCATTTTTCTTTATAACATCCATATAATCAAATAATCTCTGTGCATTTGTAACCATCTCAACTGGAATTTCTGGCTTTAATTCGCCACTTTTAATTAATTCATAAGCCAATTCAATCGCCCGCATAACTTTATTCCTTGTCCTTGTTTGCCCTGTTTTAAATTTATTCCCTACCAATCTATTCTTTAAATCCCTCAAATCTACCCTATTTCTACTTAAATTTAATGTAATCCCTCTACTCATAATAAACCCCCTTCCACATTCTAATAAAAAAAGGGAAGGTTGTCCTCCCCCTTTCTTAAAATACCCTCTCATCCTCCTCAAACTCATCTCCATCATCTTCTACATTATCTACTGCCCTTAAAGTAAATTTCCCTTCCATTGCCAGCCTCATCTCATCTGCGGTCAAATCTAAACAATACCAACTTTTTTTACCTAAAATCTCAGGCGGTTCAGGCAACTCAATTTCCTCTTTATCTCTGGGGAAAAAGTCATAAGTAGTTGATGTACTACCTGCCTTGCCTATACGCTTAATCTTAAAATCTCTTTGATTTAATGCCCCATATTCTTCAATAATTGATAATAACTTCTTAATATCAGTTAATCCTCTTTCCCATATTTGTATTTCTGGCTCATCTGCCCTTGCGTCATGATTTTTCAGTGGTATCCATATCCTTAAAGAAGGATTATCACCGCTCGCACATATAGGACATTCCTGCCCCAGGCATTTAACTTTTTTATCATATCCGTCGATTTTTATTCTGTGCACTTCATATACATATCGTTCTATGTCTTTCTCATCACTAATCAAAATTCTTACATTAGCACTATCTCCATCATCTTTCAGCCTAAACCAACCTGTCCTTGAAAAATTACCTGCGTTTTCATACTTGCCTATTAAATCTTTTAATGCCATTTAAATAACCCCCTTAATTAGATTTATAGTTGAGAATAAACTATTTAAAATAAACTTTTTATTATGTCTAATATTTCTTCCAATTAAAACTTTTACCTGATTTTCTCTTTCTTTACAGATAACAATATTAGTCCCTTTTAAAATACCTATAATTGCCTCAAGTCTTTCTATTATTTCCCCCTCCCCTCTTTCTAATTAAATCATTCAATAAATATAATCAATTTCATCTGCAATATTTAAGTAAAACCTTAAATTTTTTTTACATAAAAAAGAGCCTTTTCGGCTCTCTTTTAAATGTATTCACATATTACCTTGCATATCCATACACTTCTCCTAACTTTTTCCCTAAACTCTTTTTTAGCCATGTTACACCTGCGGGTGTTATCCCTAAATATTCAGCAATTTCTTTTGCTTTATAACCTTCCGATATTAATACTGCTAACATATACTCATTATCTGTTAAACTACATTGCTCAAGTAAATTCATTAAATCCACTTCATCATATTCCATACACACACCTGTTAACTGTAAATCCCCATTATCATCTATCTTATCCCGCAAATGATTTTCTATTGTATCCTCATATGAATTTACACTTCTATTAGGGTCAAATCTCTTTTTACTTGTCAATCGTCTATATAATCTATTCATATGCTGGTCAAAACATCTACAACAAAATGTGCTAAACTTTGCTCCTTTGTTTATATCATACTTTTTCACCGCATTTACCAACGCTATTGATAATTCGCTTTCTAAATCCTGTTCATCTAAATATGTAACTTTATTATAAATATTGTTATATTTTAAAATATATTGACAAATTAAACCCTTCATATTATCCATTATTTGTTTCAGAATATCATTGTCCTTTGTTTCCTGCCAAGTTAAAACTAATTGTTCAGTAGTAATTTCTTTCATTCGCTTTGCTCCCTTCTATTAATACAACTCGATATTTAAAAACTCTACTTTACTTAATTCGTTTATATCTTTCTTATCTGTGTGCCATTTTGTATTCCATATTCTAAAACCTTTCGGGATTAACTTATCCTTTAATCTCCTTGCCCCCTTCCTTCCTGCATTATCCCTATCCAGCCCGTCAATTAATGTTCTAATATTAGTCCTCGATAATTGTTTAACTTGCTCATCTGATATTTCACAACCCATTAAGGCAATACCATAATCCCCGTAACTCCATACCGTCATAGCGTCAATTTCACTTTCACAAATCCAGATTTTAACATCATTCGCCTTAACCTCATTAATAACCTGATATAAACCAAATATAGCAGAAGATTTTTTAGAACCTATTGTATTATAAAACCGTTTTCCCTCTATACTTCGCTCTTTTATCATTACTATATTACCAAATCTATCATATACAGGAATAGTAATACTACGTCGTTCAGGATTATATCCTATATTGAATTTTTCTATAATTTCTTCTGTAATCTTTCGCCCTGCTAAATATTCCCGCCCATCAATACTAAAATATAAATGCCTTTTATATTCCTCAATAATATCACTATTTATTAATTCCTGTTTTTCACCCTCTCTATTAATATTAAAATTAAAATCCCTTCCGCCCCCAGCACCATAAATATATCTTGACGTTAGCCAATTATATCCCTGAACTGCATTTTCTAAACCCAACACATCTGCAACAAATTGAGGTAAATCACCTACATAACCACAACTGTAACAATGTACCGTTCCAGCAGGATAAACTTTATCCCCCCTTCTAACTTCGTTTTTACTTATTCCTAAACTTGGCTTGCTTTCCCTCCCTCCTTTATGGAACGGGCAAGTTACCATTATATCCTTGCCCGTATCCCTCATATCTTTTAATAATGTCCTTACTTCTTTTCGCAAATCCTCTATAATAGTCTGCACATCTACAAAAAATAGAGTTTTCCAAATATAAAACATTTGTTCCCCCTTCTACACTCCTATTTTAACACAAAATCATAAATTTGTCAACCACTTTCTATAAAATATTTTAATAATTTTTATAGATTTTTTTTAAAATCCTTTATTGTCATATACTTTCCACAGCTTTCACTCTCAGGACATAATCCTATTTCATCACCTTTACATCCAAAATCATTTCCGAATATGGCAGGAACTTTAAATTTCAATATGTCAGATATAGCCCCTGCCATTTCTCTTATTTCCCATTCGGCTCGCACACAATTTCGTAACTGGAGGAACTCATACCACGCCTGAAAGTTACCTGATACAGTTAAATTAATCTTAATCGCCCTGGGCAAAAATAACTTAGATATTTCCCTATTTTCCTTTTTAGTGTACCCCTCTTTATTTGCCCATTTCTCATAAATCCTCATAATCAAATTCTGGTCTGCTATATATTCCCCTTCATCTTCCAGCTTAATAAATGGCGGTAATACATACTCATTTTCTGACATATCACAAAATCTGGCACTCTCTACCGTCAAATTAATAAAGGGATGTCGGGATAACTGAATTAAGGTATTAACAGACACACCTAAAACATCAAAACTTGCCATTCCATGTCTTGCTACTGACCTATGTCCTGCCTCGAATACTCTTTTAACAAGTTTCTCACTCGGCTTACTTCTATATGGCTTTGCACACGCCTCCATTATTGGCTCTAATGATGTTACATCTATTACTCTAATCTTCATCTATTCCAACTCCTTCACTTGTTTAATTAAAAAATCTAAATTATCCTTTATATTTTCAAAATACTCTTGGCTCTCTATCTTCTCTATCTTCTCTATCTGCTCTTTTATTCTAAATATCGTTTTATATATTATCGTCTGTCTTTCTAAATCACTCAAAGGCAGTAACGATTTACAGATAATAATTACTTCTCTACCTAACCGCTCTTGTAAATTTTTATCTAAAACTCGCACCAAAATACTTTCCCCGCTTTTAGTAAATCTATCATTTACAGGAATACTTAATATTTCTACCTCAGTCCCTTGAGGAATTACAACATCATTACAAGTAAAAGTTTCATTTACTCTCCTTATTTCAAATAATTCCATCCACTTTCCCCCATTCCATTATTCTTATATTTTTTCATTAAAAACCCCCCTTTTTATATTTTCTCAATAAATATAATCAAAAGAAGATTTAA